CAGTAACGTTCAAGTAGCTATGCCTACTGATGCTGAAATCAAAATGATGATTACAGACCCTAAGAAATGGGAAGACGATTACAGAGTTGGACAGCTAGTTAGGGAATATACCGGTGTTCAGACTGGTACTTATAACGCTAATGATTATGTCTATGGTTATCTTTCAAATATGATATACTTAATGGGTGATGGTGGTTCTGATAGCTATGCGAATGGCATAAGAAACGAAGTTAGAGCTAACGACCAGAACTATACTAAGCTGCAGTTAAATAACATGCAATCAAATGACTTTGAAACGGTAACTATACCAGGTCTTACATAATAACTATTGACAACTCCTGGTTTGTATGGTATATAGCCAGGAGTTATAGTCAACCGATAGGAACTTTAATGATTCTCAAACAATTAGTAAATGATAAAACACTGTACGATGCTTTTATAGAAGAGTTGGATATACGGATTAACTTCGCATATAAACAGTTAGAACAAAGGGATGAACCCTTGGAACTACACCGACTACAAGGTGAAATAAAAGCATTACGTAGCTTAAAACAATTACGTGACAAAATCAACGGAGAAAGAACGGAGACTTTTTAACAATGATGAAGAGTAAGAATAATAAGCTCTACGAAGAAGGTGGTTTAGCTACTGACGGTGTAGACGTAGACCCAGTATCAGGGAACGATGTTCCTCCTGGTTCTAATGCAGAAGATGTAAGGGATGATATCCCTGCGCAACTATCATCAGGTGAGTACGTTGTACCTGCTGATGTAGTAAAGTACTTTGGTGTAGCTCACTTTGAGAAACTAAGAGCTAAAGCTAAAGAAGGATTAGAAGGCATGGAAGAGGATGGACGTATGGGTGGTGAACCTGTAGATGAAGCTCCTCAAGGTGTGTCAGATGAAGATTTAATGAACCTAGATGGTTATGCAACAGGTGGAATGGTAATGAAAGACTCAGACGTAAACAGCATTATAGATCGAGTAAAGGCAGCCGCTAAGTCTGACCCTTCAGTATCTAACTTATTAAAAGCAAAAGGTATCTACATGCAAGATGACAATGTAGGGCCAGAAGTAAAAGGAATGTCAGGACCTCGTAAGTTCAATGAAGGTGGTACTGCTGACTTAAACTCAACAGGTACAACAAGCAACTATAACCCTTACACATACACACCAGGGTTTTCTGTAGAGTCAGGTACAACTGGTGCTGCTCCTACAACTGTTGGTGCTCCTGAGATACCTACAGTTCCTACAGCTCCAGTAGCTTCAGCTCCTGTTACATGTCCTCCAGGTTATGTTTTAGATACAACTACTAATACTTGTGTTCCAGAAGATAACAGAGACAGAGGAAGTAGCAGTAACAAACCTCAACATGATCCAGAAGCTTGGATGAAAAAGTACGACTACACAGACCCTGCTGTACTTATGGAACAATCTTTAGATACACTTAACATGGGTGAGACAGATGAAGAAAAAGGTTTCTTAGAGAAAGCTGCAGGTGCGGTATCTGGATTCTTCGACAACGGTATCTTTGGTAAGATATTCAAAACACAGAAACATGCTGAAGTATTAGCTAACGCTGCTGTATTAGAATCACACGGCTATACAGATCAAGCTACTAAGTTACGTGAAGCTGCAGGTGGATACGCTGAGTCTAACAAGTTAAAACTAGGTGGGTTCTTTGACTCAACTACAACTCTAACTAAGATGGCTATGGGTAACTACGGTATGACTGAGATGATGAAGGGCAACCGTATGGCAAGCAACACATCATCAGGTGATGGTAGAGTATTTGCTAGAGGCAATAAAGCAGCAACAGAGTCAGCTCCTAAAGGTTTAGATGATCGTAGAATGGCAAGAACTCGTTCAGCTACTTCTGCTAGAGATAACACAGATGATGCTAGAGCAAGACGTACTAAAGGTGTTTCAAAAGCTCCAGTATATGCAAGACCTAGCATGAGTTCAAACAAACCTGCAGGTAAGTCTCCTATTGTTAAGAAACCTGTGTATGCTAGAGATACAACAGACGATGCTAGAGCAAAGCGTACTAACAGTTCATCATCAACTGTTAAACCTAAAGCTAGAACAGTTAGAACAAAGGCAAGTCCTAAGAAACCTAAGTATGCAAGAGATATGTATAACAAAGGTGGACTAGCTTCTAAACCAACTAAGAAATAATACTACTAAAGGTGGGGGCGAGCAGCCCTCATCAACTCCTAAATAACTAAGGCCACTCAGCTACGGCTGACCCCAACATAAATAAAAGGATATATAATATGGCTCAAGATATGGTAAAGAATGTAGATACTCAAGAGGCAATGATGTCAAGAGGTAGTAACTACGCAGTTAAACAAGCTCGTATGAAAAAGGATGAGGAAGAGTTAGCAGCTCTGATGGCAGAGCAAAACGGTGAAACACCAGAGACAGCAGAAGAAGAAGTAGAAGAAGCTGTTGAAGAAGTAACAGAAGAACCAGTAGAGTCAGAAGAAGAAGAGTCTGATGAGAACTTAAGTAGAGAAGAGAAGTCTTTTAAGAAGCGTTATGGTGATCTCCGTCGCCACATGGCTGATAAAGAGAAAGAATGGAAAGAGAAGCTAGAAGCACAGTCAACAGCTCCTCTTAGAGCTCCTAGTTCAGATGAAGACATTGAAGCATGGGCAGAGAAGTACCCAGACGTAGCAGCTATAGTAGAAACTATTGCATCTAAGAAAGCAGATGAGAAGTTTGCTATAGCAGAAGAAAGACTACGTGAGTTTGATGAAGCTACATATGAAGCTGAAAGAACTAAAGCAGAAACAATTATCCGTAAGTCACATGCAGACTTCGATGAGTTAAGAGACTCAGACAAGTTCCATGACTGGGTAGAAGACCAACCTAAGTGGGTACGTGATGCCTTATATGAAAACTCAGATGATGCAGCTAGTGTTGTACGAGTTATTGACTTATATAAAGTAGACAACAACCTAACACCTGCAGCTAAGAAGAAAGCTACTAAAGATGCAGCTAAGACTGTAACTAAGCGTGGTACACCTGCTGTAGATAGTGACGGTTCTGGTCAAATGATTAAAGAATCTCAAGTGTCTAAGATGACTGATAAACAGTTTGAAGATAACTACGAGAAAATACAAGCAGCTATGGCATCTGGTAAGTTCATTTACGACGTATCAGGCAAAGCTCGTTAATACCAACATACTTAAATAAGTGCTTGACAGACAAGTACAAGTATGGTATAACTGTTGATGTCCTAACAGACCGATATGCGTGGTCATATAGGGCATCTTCAAAGACTCTCAAAGAGTCAAAGAACACTAATAAATCTCTAAGAATTACCTGACAATAAAGGCCCGATTAGTAAGACTGGCAAGTTGACCTAATTGCACCCTTGAAAACTCAGCCCCTTATCCAGATTGTTTTAGGTTCATTTAACCGAGATACAATTAAGTATCTTTATTATCAAGCCAAATCATAAAGGATATTAATCATGGCTTTTGCAGCAGAATCAGGACATACAAACCTGCCAAATGGTAACTTCTCTTCAGTTATCTATTCAAAGAAAGTACAACTTGCTTTCCGTAAGAAGAGCATCTGTAACGACATCACTAACTCAGACTATTTCGGTGAAATAGCTTCTCAAGGTGATACAGTTAAAATTATCAAAGAACCTGAAATTTCAGTATCAGCATACAAGCGTGGAACACAGATTGCTCCACAAGACTTGGACGATGCAGACTTTTCTTTAACAGTCGACAAAGCAAACTACTTTGCATTTAAAATCGACGATATCGAAGAAGCACACTCACATGTAAACTTCATGGACTTAGCAACTAACCGTGCTGCGTTCCGTTTAGCTGACCAATTAGATCAAGAAGTTCTTGGTTACTTGTCAGGTTACAAACAGTCTGCTTTACATGCAAATGCTGATGCAGTTAACAACATCGTTAACGGTACTAAAGCTGACTCAGCTGCAGGTTCTGACGAACTATTAGCATCAATGAAGTTGAAAAAAGGTGACTTCGGTAACATCACAACAACTTCTGCAGGAGATCACTCAATCCCAGTAGCAGCACGTCTACCAGGAGCGACAGCTCTTCCAACAGCATACGCTTCACCAGTAATGCTTATCAACCGTATGGGTCGTCTATTAGACCAAAACAATGTTGATAAAGAAGGCAGATGGATCGTAATCGACCCAGTAATGCTTGAAGTATTAATGGACGAAGATTCACGTTTCTTAAACGCTGACTTCGGTGAAGGTTCTGCTTTACGTAACGGCTTAGTAATGAACAAGTGGAATGGTTTCCGCGTATACGTTTCTAACAACTTACCATCAGTTGGAACAGGCCCTGCAACATCAGGTACTGCTAACCAAAACACTAACTACGGTGCTATTGTTGCCGGTCACGATTCTGCTGTAGCAACTGCTGAGCAAATCAACAAGACTGAAACATACCGTGACGTTGACTCATTTGCAGACATCGTACGTGGAATGCACTTATATGGCCGTAAGATTCTACGTCCAGAAGCGTTAGTAACAGCTAAATACAACTTAGCATAAACTAAACGAATACAGGGAGTCCCAATGATGGGGCTCTCTATCTATTTAAAACCATTACAAAAGGATTCACATTATGGCTTTTATCGCTGATGCAGTGTTTGATGGTGGACTTACAATAGTAGATACTAACGGTACTCGTTTAGATATCTGCTCTGCTGAGCCTACAACATATACGGCTGCTACTTCAACACTTTCACTTGGTAACGATACAGTTAACACAGGTGCTCCTGAGAACGGTGCAACTGATGGTCGACGTGTAATCGTTCCTGCTATTACTGCAGGTGCTGTAACAGGTACAGGTACTGCAGCATTCTGGGCATTGACTAACGGTTCAGACACACTATATGCAACTGGTTCTTTGAGTGCTTCACAAGCTGTTACTACTGGTAACACTTTCTCATTAGACGCAGTTTCTATTACTATCCGTGACGCTTAGTAGGCGTTAACAAAGATGGCTGATCACAACTTTCAAGCAAGTGCACCCAATCAAGCATTGTATGGTACAGACTCTTATGGCTCTGGAACATATGGTGAACCTGGTATTTCTTCACAAGCTGAGGTCAGCCAACCTGCTTTTCATAAAAACCTTCAAGCAGAGAGTACTAACAAGTATGGTTCTGCTAGGTATAATCAAGACATTTACGGTAACTCTCGCCGTATCTTTACAAACTCTGAAGTATCCTCACCTGCGTTAGGCCAAGTACTTCTCGCAGATGATCTAAACCCTCAAGCAGAGACATCAACACCTGTTATAGCTCAGCATCAAACTATTCTAGCTGAAGATATAATTACACAACAAGCATCTGAGGTTACAACTCCTACCTTCAGTGAGTTAAATGCACTCCTCTCTGTAAACGTGTCTACTCCTTTATCTGAGGTTACTAGCCCTGATGTAGATGAATTAAATATACTAGACGCTACAGATAACTATTCTTCTACTACTTTAACTATGGTAGGACTAGGACAGTATCATAACATATTAGCAGACAGTTTAGAGTTACCTTCAGAACTTACAACACCTGCATTAACACAGCTTCACCCATTTGATGCTGTTGATTTAGTTTCAACATCTGAAATAACAACACCTGTATTTAGTGAATTAAACATATTTACAAATACACAAGATACTAATAATATTCTAAGTAATGTTACAGAGCCCTCTATCACACAGGTAGAGACACTAGAGGCTCCAGACTTAGAATTACCTACAGAGCTAACACAACCTAAAGTAACAGAAATAAACAACTTACTAGCGGACAGCATTGAAACAGATACGTCTGAAGTAACAACACCAGTAATAGGTCAGTTAGGTATTCTTTCACCTAGACCAGTTGAAGGTACTTCTGAAACATCATCGGGTACTATAACACAATACCATAACATCACTTCAAGTGATACTGAATCTAATACAGAAACAGGAGTACCTGCAGCTGTTATTGCTATTCACTTATTAGCTGATGATATTCAGACTACTGATGAAGTAGACAGTCCTGTTATAGCACAAAGAAATGTACTAGCTTCTGTAAGTATAGACACAAGCACTGAGGTTACTAACCCTGATGTAGACGAACTTAACATCTTTGATGCTAGTGATACACAGTCATCCACTTCTGTAGGTATACCAAGTGTAGGTCAGTTACATAACAACGATGCAGTAGACACAGAAACAACTACTGAAACATCAGAGCCTGTTCAAATAACTAATGTAGTATTCTTAGCAGACTATATAGAAACAACTACTGAAGCATCTACTCCTGGTCTATCTGAACTTAATATCTTCGGTGTAACACCTATTGAGTCTAACTCAGAGATAACTAACCCAGACGTAGATGAGTTAAACATATTAGATGCTACAGACGTGTCGTCATCGACTACGTTAACAATGGCTTCTATATCTGAGCACAATATCTTCTTAGCTAATAGTGTAGAAGCTCCTAGCCTTGTAGATGAGACACCTATAACACAGGTAGAAGTACTAGACGCAACTGATGTAGCTAATCAACCAGTAGTTTCAACTCCTGATATGGTTGTTAAAGTCAACTTTATATCAGTAGGAACCGAGTCTGATTCACAAAGATCAGTACCTGTTATAAGACAAGCTCAAGAAATACTAACAGTAAGCATAGAGTCTACAGCAGAAGTTACAACTAATACAGTTAATCAGTCACAAACCCTTGGTGCTGTAGATACAACCTCTACAAGTTCTCTTGCACCTAGACCTGTTATAATAGAATTAAAACCTTTAGGACAAGATACTACTAGAACATTGTTAGTACCTTCTGAATCAAGAACAACAATAGTCGGGAGAGCCGCATAATGAAATGGCCTATTAAAGACCCAAGTGAAATACTAGACTACTCAATAGACTGGTCAAGATTCCTAGAAGGATCAGTAATACAATCAGTACAGTGGTATATAAGAGATGCAGACGGAGTTAAAACAGCAGTAAGTCAGTCAGACACTGTAAATGGTTTAACTCTATTTTCACAAGTAAGTACTAACACAGTAGCTACAGCTCGTTTTGGTGCAGGAATAAATAACACACAGTACAGAATAACATGTGCGGTAACATACGATACTCATTTAGTAGCTGAAAGAGTTGTCCAACTTCCAGTAAAGGAAAGATAATATGGCTTACAACTACCTAGAACTAGTAAATGATTTAAACCGTAGAGTAAATGAAACAGAGTTAAGTTCTGACAACTTTGCAGGTGCTACTGGTTTTTACAACACAGCTAAAGATGCAATCAACTCATCTATTAGACTGCTAAACCAAGAAACATTTCAGTGGCCTTTTAACTACATTGAGCATGAAGAATTACTAAACCCTGGTACAATGCGTTATGATATGCCTTACAACTGTAAGACAATGGACTTTAATACTGTTCGTGTTAAACGTGACGATACTTTAGGTAACTCTACTTCAATGTTACACAAGATGGATTATGAAGAGTATTTAGCTAAACATGTTGACGATGAGTATAATGATAGTGATTCTATTAGAACTTTGCCTACACATATAATTAAAGCTCCAGGTAATCAGTTTATATTATATCCATCCCCTGATAAAGCTTATGAGATTATCTTTGAGATGTATACGTTACCAGTAGACCTTATCTTACATTCAGATGTACCTTCTGTACCAGAAGCTTATAGACACATTATAGTTGATGGAGCTATGTACTACGTACAGATATTCCGTAATGACAACCAGTCAGCTCAGATGTCTTTAGGTAAGTTTAATGAAGGTGTTAAGAATATGAGAAGTATCTGGATTAATAGATTTGAATATGTATACGATAATAGGGTACATTACTAATGGCTACAGGTTGGGAATCATTTCCACTAGAGCTTAAAGGTGGACTAATTAGCAACATGTCTAGGTTACAACAAGGAGTTAAAGCTCCTGGTTCTGCTAGAAGGTTGACTAACTTTGAACCATCTGTTAAGGGTGGTTATCGTCGTATTAACGGTTATGCTAAGTATGACACTAGTGTTATACCTTCATATGGCTCTCCAGTAGTTCAAGGAAGCTCACAGACAGGCACTACACTTACTATTGCTAACATGTTCTTAGAAGTAGAAGATGGCTCTACATTCGAAGTAAATGGTATCTCAGGTGTATATACTGTTGTATCAAGTGCTTGGTCATTCTCTAATAAAGAAACTGTTTTAACTATAAGCCCTGCACTATCAGGTAGCCCTATGGATAAAGCATCAGTTATCTTTAGTAACAGAATTAGTAAAGCAGAAGGTCTATTTTGGTTTTCTGACACAGAGACTAACTCAAACGTAGCAGTTGTTCTACGTGATGGTAGTTTATTTACTACATCAGGCGGTGGCTACGTAAATATAAGTGCACCTGGGTATGGTACTGTAAGAGTTAAACACTCAGGTCAAACAGGTTCTACATTAGATATAGATGGTATAGCAGTTGATACTATCAAACCTCGTGTTGGTGATACATTCAGTATCGCAGGTACAGAGAAAGTATACACAGTCTTAACATCACCTACAGTGTCCTCAGGACACACTACACTAAGTATCTACCCTGCTTTAGCTAGTAGCCCCTCTGATAATTCTATACTTACATTTATGGGTCGTTCTCAAATAGGTGGGGTAAAAGCTAGATTTGTTAACTTTAACTTTGATGGTACAGAACGATTAGTAATGGTAGATGGTGAAAACTACCCTATTACTTGGAATACTAATGAACCAGTACACACAATAGACGGTACTGCAGATGTACAAGGTGCAGAAGTTGTATCTCAGTTTCATGATCATTTATTCTTTGCTAAAGGTTCTTTACTAAGTTTTACAGCTCCGTTTGCACAGAATGACTTTAACACAGGTAATGGAGCAGGTAGTGTAAGACTTCCTTCTCGTATTACAGGTTTAGTAACATTCCGTGATAAACTTATTATCTTTACTAACTCTAGTATACATCAGTTGACAGGTACTAGCGCAGCTACATTCCAGTTACAAGAGATAGCAGAAGACATTGGTTGTTCAGAACCAGATACTATCCAAGAAGTAGGTGGTGACATTATGTTCATGGGGCCTGATGGTTTAAGGTTCTTAGGTGCTACTACTCGTATTGGTGACTTTAACTTGTCATTAGCTTCTCGTAATATACAAGATCAAGTTACTCAATTCCGTACAGACTATACAGACATTGTATCTTTAACTATAAGAGGTAAGTCTCAGTACCGTATAATGGGCTTTGTAGAAGGTCAAGTAGAGACTAACGCTAGAGGATTTATAGGTACACAGTTTGCTGACCAAGATGCTAATAGTTTTGCATGGTCTGAGACTGAAGGTATTAAAGCATACCGTGCTACTTCAGTAAACACTGGTCAACAAGATATATCATTAATTGTAGGTGAGACAGGTTACGTTTATCAATTAGATATAGGTTCTACCTTTGATGGTAATGCTATACATTCTGCTTTATTTACACCTTTCATGGCAATAAATGACCCTAGGATAAGAAAGACAATGTACAAAGCTACTTCATTCTACGACCCAGAAGGTTCTGTAGAAGGTAGTTTGACATTTAAGTATGACTTCCAGAGACCTGGTGTTATACAACCCTCCGCTTCATCATTAAATGGTGGTGGATCATTCTCTATATTCGGTGAAGCTGTACTAGGTGCAGACGAGTACGGAGGCAACCCTGAGACAGTAATCGAAACAAATACAACTGGCTCATTCTTTACAATTTCATTACAATATGAATTTAATGCAATTAACCCACCATTTATAGTAGACACAGTTCTACTTGAATACTCAAACAACGATAGGAAATAGATATGGGAACAGGTTATACACGTAACGATACATCTAACAACATAGCCAACGGTAACGTGATTGACGCTGCTGACTTGGATGGTGAGTTTGATGCTATAGCAACAGCATTTGGAACATCTGGGCATTCCCACGATGGTACATCTGCAGAGGGTGGAGCTATTACAGTAGTTGGCCCTACACAAGAATTCTTAGGAGATGGTAGTTCTTTCTACCCTAAGTCAGACGCTACTTACGATTTAGGTAAGTCAACTGCTTCATTTGATGTAGCATACGTTGAGTCAATCAACTTAGGTGGTACAGGCATTACTGCTACTGCTGCTGAGATTAACTACGCAGATGGAGTTACTTCTAATATACAAACACAACTAGATGCTAAACTACCAAAAGCCGGTGGAACAATGACTGGTGACATTGATGGTAACGGTAACAAAGGTTTGTTTGCTAATATGTATGCAACAACTGGAGACTTACCAAGTGCTACAACATATCACGGTATGTTTGCTCACGTACACGCTACAGGTAGAGGTTACTTTGCTCACGGTGGTGCATGGGTTCCTTTAGCTAACGCTTCTGAAATCTCAGATGAGAACTTTACAACAGCAGATCATTCTAAATTAGATGGTATTGAAGCAGGTGCTACTGCAGACCAAACTAAAGCTGACATAGAAGGTCTTGGAATTGAACTTCCAGCGGCTAACTTAACAGGTACAATAGCGGCAGCTCGTTTAGACACAGCAACAACACAGTTAGAGTCAGATGACTCAACTAAGATTGCTACAACTGCTTACGTTACAGACAAAATCGAAACACTTATCGGTGGTGCTCCGGGTACATTAAACGACCTTAACGAATTAGCAGCAGCTATTAATGATGATGCTAACTACAATACTACACTTACAACAGCACTAGGTACTAAAGCAGTTAAAACTACATCAATATCTGCAGGTAGTGGTCTTAGTGGTGGTGGTGATTTAAGCGCTGACAGAACTATATCACACGCTGATACATCTTCACAATCATCTGTTAATAACTCTGGTCGAACATATATTCAAGATATAACTCTTGATACTTATGGTCACATTACTGGAATAACATCTGCTACAGAAACAGTTACAAACACTAACACTACTTACAGTGCAGGTAATGGTCTTGGATTGTCAGGTACAACTTTCAATGTAAATGGCGACCAACGTGGTAACATTACTTATATGGGTCGTGACACTAACGACTATATTGGCGTTGAAACTACCGCAATTAACTTTGTACTTGATGGCAACGTAGATATGAAGTTAGAAAACGATGGTGACTTACACGTTGATGGTAACGTTGTTGCTTACTCTACAACTACTTCAGATGAGCGTCTTAAGAAAGACATCGTGAAGATTGACAATGCTTTGGATAAAGTATCTCAGTTAAACGGTTACACATTTGAGTACTTGAACGATGGTAAGAAGTCTGCAGGTATAATTGCTCAAGAAGTTGAAGCAGTAATGCCAAGTGCAGTTTCAGAAATGAAGCTACCACTTAAGTCAGATGATGACCAAGAGTACAAAGTTGTTCAGTATGACCAATTACATGGTCTTCTAATCGAAGCAATCAAAGAACTGAAAGCTGAAATAGAAACATTGAAAGGGTAATCTTATGGCAATACAAACAAGTGGCCAAATAGCCATGAGTGATATTATGACCGAGTTGGGTATCTCAGGTCAAACTGCTATGAATGATGCTGATGTCAGGGGTCTTATTGATAAGGCCTCTGGTGCTCAGATGTCTATGAGTGAGTGGTACGGTGCAGCAGATACGTTTGCATTCAATATAACAAGCAGCTCTCAGTCTGGTCAAACTCTAAGTACACTGGCAACTGCTGCAGGTTGGGACGGTACTACTTCTGTAGAAGCTACTATCAACTCAGGTGTTATACTAAATACTACAAGCACTGGCACTCCTGCACTGACAGTTAACATAGCTGACTCAACCATAATTAATAACGGTTCTATAACTGGTAAGGGTGGTGCTTTAGGTAATTCAAACCCAGGCGGTCATGCTATGTCTGTTACTGTTAGTGGTGTCTCAGTACAAAACAACTCTGGTGCTTTCATCGCAGGTGGCGGTGGTAGTGGTAGTGGCTCCCAAGGTGGTGGTGGTGCAGGTGAATCTGATACACCAGGTACTACAACAGTTGCCGCGTCAACACAAGCAACTACTTCTTGTTACGATGGAAGAGGTTGTTCTGCTGTAACTGGTGCTACTAACACAATAGGTGCTTACTCAGTTCCAACTAACGGATATGGAACTCGAACTGTAGCTCCTGGAGGCCCTCAAGGTGGTGGCGGTGGAACAGGTTCTACTGCAACTATCGGTTTGAACTGTCTATACCTATCTGGCTTTGACCAACGTGGTAGAGCTGAATATGCTTGGGGTGGTTGTACTGCTACATACATCAACAACATCGGTACAGCAGGTGGTTCTGTTCTTAGTTCAACTTCAAACGCTAGCGGTGCTAACACCAACGGTGGTGGTGGTTGGGGTACAGCCGGTAAAGGTGGCGGTGGTGCTGCAGGTAAGGCTATATCTGGTAACGGTAACACTATTTCAGTCACTAACACTGGTACTATCTACGGCGCAACGGCATAAAAGGATTTAATTATGGCTGAGTTCTTACTAAAAAAAGACAGTTTCTACAAAATGGAAAGCCCTAACTTTGATGATTCAGATGTTTTGTTTATGGACCAAGATGGTCACATTAACTTACCAGATGAAATGAATTTAGTAGAGGTGGAGGAGCCTGAGGGCTTCTTCGTTTCTAAGGAAATTAAAGAATATAGAAAAGCTATCTGTGATGGCTGTCCTAAAAAGAAGTTAAACCTTTGTACTTTATGTGGTTGTTTCTTACCTGCTAAACAAATAGTATCAAGCTTCTCTTGCCCAGAAGATAGATGGTAATAACTTTATTTAAATAAATATAAAATAGTACTTGACAGATGTGTCAAACATGTGTATAATTAACTTAAGGTTGCCCCGGATGTATATAGGTATACTATATGGTTATAGACAAGTACAAAGCAGTAGTAGATGGTATTAGCTTATTGGAGTTAGGAGATATACACTCTTATTATACTCCAAGTCAAGTTAATACCTTTCTCCTTCTTCCTATAGAACATGATAAGATAAGAATCTATTATGAAGATGATAAGCCTGTAGGATTAATAACTTGGTGTTGGTTATCAACTACTAAGTCCAATCTCTTCTTAAACGATAAGTATCAACCTACTGCAGAAGATTACAAACAGAATACCTCAGATGATTTATGGGGTATAGAATTCATAGCTCCTTTTGGTCATACACGTAAGATGATGAGAGCCATAAGGAACACGACTACAGAACTATACGGAACCGCTAATCAAGTCCACTTCCGAAGATTCTATAATAGGAACAAGTTACACAAGAGGATGTTCTAAGAATGTATAATCCATTTTCAATGCAAAGAATACTTAATCCAGTTGGTTCTGGTATGATTACCTTCGGTGGAGGTGACGAAAAGGGCAAGGAGCGAGCAGCTAATAGACCTACTACAGCACAGCCTATAACTAATGCTAGGACAGGTGCTCCTTTAACTAACACTAATACAGGTGCTGTCGTTATGGGTGGAGACCCTGCTACCTTACAAGCTCGTTCTGCTAATTTAGATAAGAGTGGTGATGATACTCCACGCAATACTCCTGGAAATCAAGTATCCCCTATTCAAGACGTAAGTATGTCATTACCAGTACCTAGAGGTGGTTCAGCTGACCCTGCTGCTTCTGCCCCTGTTGAAACAACTACAGCTCCTACTACTCCTGCTACTCCTACTGAAACAGCTAAGACACAATCAGATAAGATTAAGACTGCATCAGGTAATATGATGGAAGCTTCTGTCACATCTCCAGGGACTATGGCTACTACTGCAGCAGTATCTACTGTAGACCCTGATGCTGCAGGAACTAACATTGCAGAAGGTACTGGACAACTAGACCCTAACGCTCCACAGATAACAAGCCCTGACACGTTCAACGCAGCCTCTGTAGACCCTACTAAGGCAGTTGATGGTGTATCAGCCGTTACTGACAATGTAGAGGCTGTACAAGGTTCTGTAGACCCATCAGCTATAGTAGAAGCACAGAGCAAAGACCCTAATACTTTGTCATCTAAAGACTTAGAGGCGGAGCAAATAGAGACTGCACAAACAGTTAAACCTGCAGCTAAGCGTACAATAGAATCAGGAGAGATGATCTCAGGTTCTGCAGTAGACATGGCAGCAGTTGAAGAAGCTCTTGATATAGAAGCAGCTCAAGCTAATCCATCAGCACAAGCTACAGTAAAAGGTCAACTAGGCCAGTTGATGTTAGACTTTGATAGCAAGAACCCTCCTGCATGGGCAGCAGGTGCATTACGTAATGCATCAGCACAGATGGCAGCTAGAGGTTTAGGTGCTTCGTCTATGGCAGGTCAAGCCCTAGTACAAGCGGCTATGGAATCAGCAGTACCTATTGCTATGGCAGATGCTCAGACATTTGCTAAGTTTGAATCACAGAACTTATCGAATAGACAGCAGACAACAATGTTCGCTGCACAGCAACGTGCTCAGTTCTTAAACCTAGAGTTCTCACAAGAGTTCCAAGCAAGAGTAGCTAATGCTTCAAGAGTAGCAGATGTAGCTAACATGAACTTTACTGCTGAACAGCAGATAGCACTTGAGAACGCTCGTATGGCTCAGACAGTAGACCTTACTAATCTTAATGCTAAGAACGCTAAGATGATGGCTGATGCGGCAGCTATGTCACAACTAGACATGGCTAACCTAAACAACCGTCAACAAGCGGCTGTTATGAATGCTCAAGCCTTCTTACAGATGGACATGAAGAACATGGACTTAGAGCAACAGACAGCTATGTTTAAGGCTCAGTCTAACATACAAGCTATCTTCAGTGACCAAGCGGCTACTAACGCAGCTAAGCAGTTCAATGCATCTAGTGAAAACCAAACTAATCAGTTCTTCGCTAACATGGCTACACAAGTACAACAGTTTAATGCAGGTATGGAAGTACAACGTGATCAGTTTAATTCACAGAATGCTTTAGTAATTGCACAAGCTAATGCACAGTGGAGACAGAACGCTTCTACAGTGAACACACAAGCACAAAACGTAGCTAACCTAGAGTCAGCTAAAGCAGCTAACATGTTCACACAACAGATGCTAGACACAGTATGGCAACGTGAGCGTGATATTATGGACTACGCATTTAAACAATCAGAGAGTGCAACAGACAGAGCACTTAGTGTATTCTTAGCTAACGAGTCTAAGACACTATCTATGTGGGAAACAGAACAAGCAGCAAAAGCTAAAGACAAAGAAGGTATTGGATATCTCTTCGGTCAACTATTAGGAGGAATGTAATAATGGTTCCAATGAACAAGGGTATGTACCTTAAGAACTTAGAAATGGCTCGTAAGGCTTTGATAGAGAAGATACAAACATCAATAGGTGCAGATGATGCTCCAGAAGAGATGGAACAAGAAACAAGTGAATCAGGCCTCATGCGTCCACGTATGCGTCCTGAGAACATAGAGAGAGCCCCAGTGCAAGAAGAAGGCATGGGTCTTCAACTTATGAGAGGCTTCCAAGCTAAACCAAAGCCTAGACCAGAAGGTACTAGCATGAAAAGCTTTGCTATCAAACTTAAAGACTCTGAAAGCAGTGGTAAATCAGATGCACAGATAGAGTTAGATGATGGACGTAAGATGACTGGTTCTTATCAGTTTTCTGATGCTAGACTAAAAGACTTCATGAAAGCAGAAGGTATGGAGTTTTCAACAGAAACATTTAAACGTAAGCCTAAGTTACAAGAAAAAGTATTCGAATGGCATATGAAAGATATTGATTCTACTATTGACAAATTAGATAAATCTGGTACAATGTCACGAGATGGTTTAAGAGCTGTTGCTCACTTAGGTGGTAAGACAGGTATGAAGAAGTTCTTCAAGACTAAAGGCAAGTATAACCCTGCTGATAAGTTCGGAACTAAGTTATCTGACTACTACAACAAATTCAAATAAAGGAATATGTAAATGATTATACCTGGACAGTCCTTGACTGCAGAGCCGAAGAACGCACCATATGAAAATCCTCCTGAGTTAACAACAGCAGAAGATTCTATTATGTGGCATCTTAACCGTCTTCAAGACGAAGATACATTCCAAGCACTATCTGACACGTTAGAATTAGGTCTTGATGTTGTAACAATTACTGAAGGTTTACTAAGAGGTGCAGTGCTTAATGGAAGACATAGCATCGACATATCCTTAGTTATAGCACCTGTTATACACGAATACATTACATCTACTGCTGAAAAACTAGGTATAGACTTTGAAGAAGGTTTACCTGACAACAGTGAACAGCGTGATTCAATCGAATACCAAATCAATGAAAAGAAAGCTAAAGATATGCTTGCTGAACTTGATATGGAAGTAGAAGAAGACATGGACTCTGAAGAGCCTATGCAAGAAGAATTACCTATGGATATGCCTAAGGAAGAACCTAGAGGCTTAATGGCTAGACGAGGAGAAGAGTTATGAGTTTTTGGGCAGGTGTAGCAAGTGGCTTTAAAGATGCTAAAGCAGCGAAGGCAGAAAAAGAAGAGTTAGAAGCACGTAGAGCAGAACGTCAAGCTACTTTTGAGTACAACAAAGGTAGAGATGCAAAGGCTGATGAGAGATATGATGCTGAACAAAAAGAGAACTTACGTAGATGGCAACTGACACATGATGTTGCTGTACAAACACAGTTAGATAATAAAAACTGGAGAGAGTCTCAAGCAGCACAAGCTCAAGCTAACCTAGAGACAACTTGGACTCGTGAAGATAAGTATAAAGATAGAGCATGGGCTTTAGAGCTAGATAAGTTTGACTTCAAAAAAGCATCTTATCAGGACGGTAAGATACATGCTGATAAAGTATTCCAACTTACTGTTGAAAAGTTTGAGTATGGTAAAGATCAAGATGTTATTGCTAACTTAAGGCGAGATGCAGCAGAAGCTCGTGAACTTGCTATGGACTTATATCAAAAAGAACGTGATAAAGTAGGTGATGCTATAGCTGAAGAAAACCGTCAGTTCCGTTTAAAGCAGTTTGAAAACCAAGTTAAACAGCAAGGTATTACTAATGAGCAGTGGCAATCTACATTTGATCTTAAGAAAGAAGAGATAGAGATAAAGAGAACTACTCAAATGCTTTCTATGATACCTTCTACTTTATCTGCCACTATGGGTGGTGACGGTAAAGGTTCTGCAGGTTCTAAAGGACATGCTATGTCTAAAGAAGCAATGGTTCAAGGTTCTAAGTTATTTAAAGCTGATTATGCAAAATTAAGTGATGAGGCTAAAAACTCTGACTTCTTTAAAGCAGCATCTAACAGTCCTGCTACCCAAGCTACTCTTATGGCATTTATAGAAGCACAAGCTAAGAAGGGTAATACTGTAAACCTAGATGAGTTACCTAAGTACTTTAGATATGCAGGTTCTACTGAAGGTCAAGGAAGTGCTAAAGCTAAAGAAACGATAGATGCTCTTATGAGTGGTGAGATGGACTTACAAGATAAGGATGCTTTTATTAAAGGTCTTATGTCTCTTAAGAACTATAAACCTTCTGAAGAGTTGTTTGTGCAAACAAGTACACCTGATGATCTTAAAACTAAGTCTGAGAAGATTAAGTATTGGGAGACTGCTATTGAAACAGAAGCTTATAGAAAACTTGATTCATTCCCACAAGAAGATCGTCGTAAGATAGACAATGCTCTAACAGGACTACAGCGTAAAGAAAGACGTACAGAGTCACTAGACATACTAGCTTCTTATGGTTTAGGTATGGATGCTGTTGATGAGAATAACATGAGAGATATAGGTGTTATTAAGTCTTACTATGGTGATATGTTAAAGGAGAAAGAAGCAGTAGTAGAACAACCTCCTATTGAACCTTTAGTATCTGAAGACTTACCTATGTCATCTAATGCAACTGATGATGCAGTATTTGAAGCTAAGACACCTCAAGAGTTTAGAGATGCCAAAGAAAGCGGATATACTGGGCCTATAAAGTACAAAGGTAAAGTCTATGACCGTAATGTCGAAGAAGACGGTGAAGAGCCTATGTTAACTAACGCTAAAGGTGAGAGACGTACTTTAGAGGACGCTATTGCTGACGAGTACAATGAGGATTCTAAGCTTAAAGAACAAGGCCCTGTAAGTGATTATATTGATCAACAAATGGAATCCTTAGACAAAATGGGTTCAGGAACTACTGATGAACAAGCAGAAGGTAGCAGACCTGGTGAAAAGAAGATAGACTTAGATACGTTTGTAGATAGGTCATTTAAAGGTGAAGGTACTGTAGAAGAGCCTATGGACTTAACAAAAGCAAACGCTACTGTAGTAAGTGATAAAGTATTTGATGTAGTAGATTCTATACCACCTAGAACACCTAAGAAAAACAGAGTTAAGTGGGCTATAGAAGAGTTTAAGAAGAGATATAAAAACGCAACTGTCCACATGAGTGAGGATGAAATAGAGGCACGAATAGAATCACTAGTCAACTCAAACCAATAAAGGAATAAACAATGCCGGCAAGAGCACCTATTGGGTTAGAAACAGCGCAAGATCGTCTTGAAAGACTAAACAAACCAGTATTTACACCTAACTTAGACTTAGACATACCAGAAGGGTACACTCAGAGGGCTGTAGAAGCCCCTGTAGAGGCTGTAGATACTATTTCGAGTGAACCTACTGATGAGCTACCTGATGATCTTCTAGAGGGATATACAGTACGTGTTGACGATGAAGAAGAAGATGACTTTTTAGCAGGTTATACTGCTAGAGGTGAAGAGTCTTCTAGTATCACAACAGATGTAGTACAGGAGTTTATAGGCGATGATGGCCTAGTTGGTTTACCAGTAGGTGTTGATGCCTACACATACTCACAAAATGATATGTCTGAACGTGACGAGTTATACAATCCTATCTTCGATTATGTTGAAGACAGATT